AGATGGGATTGAAAATCAAGGTAATTCATTAACCAAACCCTTCAAGACAATTCAGAGAGCACTCATTGAGGCTGCTAGATTTTCATATCTACGAGGAGACGATAACGATTTAGTTGAAAGAACCACAATACTTTTATATCCTGGTGAACATGTGATTGATAATAGACCTGGTTGGGGAATAAAAACCGAGTCAGGTCAAGCAAGAGCAGTAAGTCCTGCTGGTGTAGGGCAGGGAGCATCTAATGTATTTGAATTAACATTAGACTCGAATTTTGATTTAACACAGGAAGATAATATACTTTACAAATTTAATAGTGTAAATGGTGGTGTTGTTGTACCTAGAGGTACATCAATTGTTGGTTTAGATTTGAGAAAAACAAAACTAAGACCTTTATATGTTCCAAATCCTACAGATAACACGACAAGACAAACCGCTATCTTTAGAATTACAGGTGCTTGTTATTTTTGGCAATTTACATTTTTTGATGGAAATGAAACTGGAACTGTTTATACTGATCCATCTGACTTTAGTGTCAGAAATAAATCAAAACCAACTTTTTCACATCACAAGGTAACATGTTTTGAGTATGCAGATGGAGTGAATACTTTTGATCAGTTTAGTGGATTAACAGATTTAGATATTTACTATAGTAAATTAACTAACGCATTTAATATTGCGTCTGGTCGTGATATACAGGATAAGTATCCATTAGCACCTGACGGTTTTGCTCCACAAAGACCTGAGTTTGAGATAGTTGGTGCATTTGCAACTGATCCACTTACGATTACAAAATTAGAATCTGGTGATGGATTGACACCTGGTCAACAGGTGACAGTTGTAACTGCTGTACCTCACAATCTTACAGGAGGAACACCTATTAAAATAAGAGGTATTCGTCCTGCTGATTTTAATATATCAACAAAAGTGGCAGGGGTAATTAATGATACAACATTTACTTATTTGTTACCTTTCGTTAGAGCAACCTTACCAGCAAGTGCGACTGGTGGAATAAACATAAATCAAGGTCAAGTGCTAGTTGAAACTGACACTGTGACAGGTGCATCACCTTATATCTTTAATATATCAATGCGTTCTGTATTTGGTATGCAGGGCATGCATGCAGATGGAAGTAAGGCAGATGGATTTAAATCTATGGTTGTGGCACAGTTCACCGCTGTATCACTTCAAAAGGATGATAGGGCATTTGTTAAATATGACCCAACCAACCGTAAATATAGTGGTATCGCTTTTTCTAAACAAACTGGTGAATTATTATCATCTGGTTCATCATCAACAAACTTAAGCACTGTTTATCATTTAGATCAAGAAGCAAATTATAGAAAAGGTTTCCGAACAAGTCATATTAAGGTAAGTAATGATGCAGTTGTGCAGATTGTATCAGTGTTTGCGATTGGTTTCCACAGTCATTTCAACATGATAAATGGTGCTGACGCATCAATCACTAACTCTAACTCTAACTTTGGTACATTTGCTCTTGCTGCTGAAGGTTTTAGGAAAGAAGCATTTGATAAAGATGATAAGGGATTTATCACATCAATCATAACACCAAGATCAGTTGTATCAGTTGATAGGAAAATTGAATATTTACAAATAGATACGACTAATACAGATGAAAATAAATTATACTTATTTGAGCAAACTGATATAACAAATCCACCAGCACACATCGCTCAAGGTTTTCGTATTGGTGCGAGAGTAAATGATAAAATTAAAGTTGACAAAGGTGGTAGCACATACGAAGCGACCATTGTGATGTCAAATGGTACACTAACAGGCACTACTGACACATCACAAAAAACTTATGAAGCAACTCACTCTTCTACAACTGCTACAAGAAAGAGCGTATTTACAATTGCTTCTGGTCACAATTTACAAAATGGTGAAACAATTAGAATTATTTCTAATAGTGGAGATCTACCTGAAAACATAGAACCTCATACAGTTTATTTTGCTATCACACGAGCAGGTGATAGTTCTTTACTTAGTAATGAAATAAGAATTGCAGCATCAAAAACAAATGCACAATTAGCAAATCCTATATTCATTAATACGATAGCATCGACCACTGATAAGTTTACAATCATTAGTCGTGTATCTGATAAGAAACCAAATGATGCTGGACATCCCATTCAATATGATGCAAGTAAAAGCACTTGGTTTATTCATACTTTAGGAAATTCATCTAATACAATCCACCCACCTAGTCCTGCTCCAATATACACAGATGCAAGTACCGATGATATAACTTATTTCCTAAGAAGAGATGATGATCGTAGTTTAGATGATAAAGTATATAAAATTAGATATGTAATTCCAAAAGAACTTATAAATGCAAGAGATCCAATTGATGGTTTTGTATTACAAGACTCAAGTTCAACTAACGTAACTGCTGATGCAGATTTTTCTAAACTTACTATCACACAAAGCGATTATGCTTTTGACCGTAACACAAGATTTATATCTCAATTAAGTTTTGATACTGGAACAAATGAAGTTATTGTTCGCTCTGATAAACCACACAATGTAAATGTCGGGGATCAAATTATTGTTAGAAATGCAAATAGTAGCACTAACGCAACTGGTGTAGATAATAAAGGTTACAATGGTACATTCTTAGTAACTGCAATCACAAATAGTAAAGAATTTAAGTATTCTAACACTGATGTTCTTGGTAAACCACACCTTGTTGGTAACTTTATTAATACAACACAAACTCGTAATAATCAACTTCCTAGATTTGATAAAAATAATAACCAAGACAATCTATTCATTTATAGAAGTGAGGTGATTTCACCTTACATTCAGGGTGTTCAAGATGGTATCTATCATTTATTTGTATTGAATGGTGATAATGCCATGAATGAAATATCAAATGAATTTAGTGAAGATAATTTCAATCAGAATATTGTTAATCTATATCCTGAATATGATCGTGATAATGTAAATGACAACCCACCTGCAGCGGTTTCATTCGCAAAAAGATTTCCAATTGGTGATGTTGAAACAAATGATCTCAAGAAAAGTATTACAAGAGAAACTACAAATAAATTTTTAGAGTCATTTGACGTATCAAATACGATAAGTGCTGTTACAGATAGTACGACAACAGCGATTTTAACATTTAATGAGCAACATGATTATCAAGCACTAAAATTTGTTAAATCAAGTGATATTACAGGAGGAAGTGGTCATACAGATGGTACATATCATAATGTTAAATTGTTTAATGAAGTTGGTATGACAAATTGGGATGGTGCGACTGCACAAGTTGTAGTCTCTGGAGGTTCAGTAACATCACTCACAGTTGAAGAAGGGGGATCTGGTTATACAAATAGTGAAACATTACATATTGATAATGCATCAGTCGCTACAGGTGGTATTGCAGGACCAGCAAATGCATCCGTTACGATTAAAACTGTAGGTATTTCATCGGCATTAGGTCATTATGTTCAAGTTACTGGAATTACAACTGGCACAGATAATTATTTCCGTATTGATAGTATTAATGGCACTGATAAAATCACTGTTAAGAAAACTGCTTCTGAAACAATATTAAAAGGTCAACAAGTTATTAACTTAGGATCTTGGGCAAAACTTGCATCAACCTCAATTTTAAATGGGGTGACTACATTTAATACAACCCAAGCACATGGTTTAAATGTAGGTAATTCATTCCGTGTGTTAGATAATAGTGACGGAAACCTTGGAGATTATGTTGTTAAGTCGATTGTTGATGTGGATACATTCACTGCAACTACAACCTCTACACTTTCAAATCCATTATATATTCTGAAGCACGGATTATCTGCAAATGACTCATTAAGCACATCTGGTGATGAAAATCTTGTAGTGAGAGGTACACCCGTTTTTGATAATGAAACACTAATTGTTAATGACCCAAGTAGAGGCATATTGGCAGGTGATTCATCGATTAAAACACTTCTCCCTAATGGTGACACTACTAACGAAGTCCAATCTATAATAAGTCGTTTCCCACTTGGTTCTTACATTCAAGTGAATGGTGAGATTATGAGAATTTCATCTACCACAATTGGAGCTGATAATGAAATTTCTGTGATACGTGGTGCACTTGGTACAATCGTTAGTACTCATCCTGATAAGTCATTAATTAAAAAAATAAAACCATTAGCAATTGAGTTCCGAAGACCATCTATATTAAGAGCATCAGGTCACACATTTGAATATGTTGGTTACGGTCCAGGTAACTATTCAACTGCATTACCACAATTACAGAACAGATCATTATCAGAGAGAGAAGAGTTCCTATCACAATCACAAGAAACGTCTTGTGGTAATGTGGTCTATACTGGTATGAATGATAAAGGTGATTTCTACATTGGAAATACTAAAATTTCATCTTCAAGTGGACAGCAAACTACATTTGATATTCCAATACCTACTATCACTGGTGAGGATCCTAATCGTTTAAGTGCTGTATTTGATGAGGTTATCGTTAAGGAAAGATTATTAGTTGAGGGTGGAGCATCTAAACAAATTTTATCTCAATTTGATGGTCCTGTGACCTTCAATGGTGATATTACTAATAATAATATATTAAAATCACCTGGTAAAATAAGAATTACAAATGATCAACAGATTGATTCTGGTTTTACTCAAGGATCATTTGTCACATTAGGTGGTGCAGGTGTTGCCAAAGATTTAATTGTAAATGGTAATGCTACATTTAATGGTAATGTAATTGGCGATGGATCAACAAATATAACCAACTTTAATAGCATTACTGCTACATCGTTTACTGGTGATGGTTCTAATTTAACAAACACTGGTGCTACATTAACAACTCCAGTAACCGTACCTCAAAGAGTTGTATTAACAGCTATTACAGGCACTGGCGTTCAAATGACAAACGCTGCTACAGATAGCGGACTAACATTTGATCCTTCAAGTAATGAACTCACTACAACTAAATTCATAGGTAATTTAACTGGTAATGTTACTGGTAATCTCACTGGTAATGTTACTGGTAACGTAACTGGTGATGTAACTGGTGATTTGACTGGAACAGCGTCAAAAGTAAATATAAGTGATGAGTTTACTGACACTGCTTGTTTCCCAGTTTTCTTAAAAGCAACTGGTGCCACAAGGTTAGGAAGTCACGAATTGAATTCTAATGTTGGATTAAAATTCGATTCTTTAGATAAACACCTTACAGTTGATGGTGATGTTATTAGTAAAAAATTCATTAAATTAACTGGACTTGATACTAACTCTGGTGATATTTTTACCACTGGTGGTGCTGATGCAGAGGCATCATTTAAAATAGCAAATAATGTAGCAGGTTTATCACAATTATCAATCGCAGGACTAAAAGCAAGTACTCCTGCGAATGTTAATTCTACAACTGATAGTCATTATAAAACCATCTGTCACTTTAGACTTGGTCCTGGTGATGAACCTGAAATAATTTCTATGGGTGATGTTACAGCTTTCTTCTCCTCAGATATAAACTTAAAGAACAATGTCAAACCATTGCAAAATGCTCTTGATATGATAAATTCTTTGAGTGGTAACACATTTACATGGAAACCTAACACAGGCACAAAGAGTGAAACAGATGACATTGGTGTTATCGCACAAGAGGTTGAAAAACTTGGTTTACCTGCTATCACAACAACAAGAGAAAATGGTGTAAAGGCAGTTAATTATGAAAAACTTATTCCTATATTAATTGAAGCAGTCAAAGAATTATCTGCGAAAGTTTCTGCCCTTGAAAACAAATAAATAACTAAAAAAATACTGATGGCGAATATTAAAAAGAGTTTTAACTTTAGAAATGGAGTACAGGTTGATGATGATAATCTAGTGGTAAGTGCCACTGGATTGATTGGTATTGGCACTTCGGTTCCCACACAAGCTCTTGACATCAGGGGAGATTTTGTTTGTACTGGTCTAACGAGTTCGGTAACTGGAAAGATTGGAGTGTTAACAGTCACCTCATTAGATCCAACTGAAATCATAGGTGCAGGTGTAAGTATAAAGTCAGGTATAATTACAGGGCAGGCTGGAGATATAGTCACATATTTTGGTGATGGTGGTAATCTTCTTAATCTACCAACATCCCAGTGGGAAGATACAAATGCTGGTTTTGCAGTCAGTAGTATATACAATCGAGGTAGCACCGTTGGTATAGCCACAACTAATCCACAATCAACACTTCAAATTGGAAATAATCCTGACGCTGGTGAAATAGGTGTTGGTATTGCATCTGCTGGACACATTAAAGCATCAGGTATTATCACTGCAACAACATTTGTGGGTGGACTAACTGGGAATGTTACTGGAAACGTAACAGGCAACCTTACAGGTAATGTAACTGGTAATGTGACTGGTAATTTAACTGGAAATGTCACAGGTAATACTCAGGGTATTCACACTGGTGCTGTTGATTTTAACGATAATGTTAAAGCAACATTTGGAAGTGCCAATGAAGTACAAATGTTCCATAAACCTGATACTGGTGATTTTAGGGCAGAATTTGCAGATACTAATTTTGTAATAATGTCGAGAACACTAGATTTCAAAAATCAAGCAGGAGACAAAGCAACAATCACAGCATTTGAGCCTGGTGGTATTTCTGAAGTACGATTATTCAATGATGGAAATGAAAAATTAAGAACTACTGGTTACGGTGTAACAATTTTTAATCAATTAGATACGACTAATTTAAAGATTGCGGGTGTATCAACATTTTCTGGTCGTATAGTTGGAGCAGCGACAAGTAATGTAATTCCATTCTTGTACAATAATTTAAGTGATTTACCCTCTGCATCAACTTATCATGGTGCTTTTGCTCACGTTCATAGTCAGGGAAGAGGATATTTTGCTCATGCAGGTCAATGGTGGGAGTTAGTAAATAAAGAGTCAGATGGCAGAATAGGAACGGGAAGTGAAATTTTAAATGTAGGTAACATCAATTCATCTGGTATTATTACAGCAACCACTGAACTTAATACGTCTTCAATTGGTGTAGGAACTGATACACCTGCAAATGATATTCAAGTCAGGAAAACTGGTAGCACTGAAATTCAGGTTACAAGTGATACTGGAACTGCAGGTATAACAGTTGGTCGTGAATCTGGAACAGTTAACACTAATAATGCAGAATTTAGATACGGTGCAACATCAGGTTCAATTTATAATACTGCACAATCATTAGATATAATAAACTACGGAACAGATAACTTTAATTATTATTTAAGTGCAAATAATGCTTCTGCAACTGCGGGAGGTTTCCATTGGCATAAAGGTATTAATAATGCGACACTAATGACTTTAACTGGTATTGGGGGATCGTTGGGAATAGGACTAACAAATCCATCCACTCCACTCCATGTACAAGGTAATGCAACCATAAGTGACTCACTTACGATAGGAAATAATATTACTATTTTTGGTTCACTCCAAGTAGAGTCTACCTTTAATGGTAATGTTAGTGGTGATTTGACAGGTAATGTCACAGGAAATATTAATTCATCACAAACATCTACTTTTTTTAATACTAATGTTACTGGAGTTTCAACATTTAATAGCATAAAAGCAGACTCAATAGGAATAGCAAATGATCCATCATTACCACTTACAATAAACTCTAATAACGACAACAGATTTTTTGTTAATGCGAATGGTAATGTTGGTATCAAAACTACTAGCACAGATGGAAACCAATTATTAGTTGGAGGTTCAATATCAACATTGTTAATTGGTGTGGGAACCACACAACCAATTTCGTCTGTTGACTTTTCTCAAGCAGGTCAAAATCTTGAAGGAACTTTCGCTAATAAGATGTTTATGATACCTCCAAAAGTAACAAATGCTCAGAGAGGTAACTTAGCTGGTCTAGTAGCAGGAGCGATGATTTATAATACAAACTTAAATAAATTGCAAGTATATAATGGATCAGCGTGGGAAACTATCACTAGTTCATAATGACTATTAATAAAACACTAGGACAAACATTAAGGTTCAAAGATGATATTGAAGTAGAATTTGGTGCTAACTCATCAAGAAGTTTGGGTAAATATCGCAGTTCCGATCCTAGTTTTAGTAATAAATCACCCACTGGTAGTTCTTTATCTAACCTACCATTGGATGCAGGTATACCCACATCAGGAGAGATTAAATTCAGTGATTTTTATGGTAAAAAATTGAACATGGTTGTTGACTATTTTGCTGATAATGTTAATTTAACAAAGCAAAATCAAGGTAATAATACAATGGCTGCAACTTGGAGATATCAAAATCAATCAGAGAGAGTAAAGGTAGTAGGTGGATTTAGATCAAGACCATTGGGATCAGTTATTAATAGTAGTAATTACACTATGAGTGCAAGTGATTGGCAAGGAGGTAAAAAAATAATTGTTAATATTAATCAAACAATCGGTGGTAAAAAAGACGGAGATCAATCTGATGTAGCACTTAGAACTGGAGTATGGCCAACTGGAACAGAATTACAAGTTGATGTCGGACCGTCAGGATATTTGACTGGAAGTGGTGGTGATGGAGGAGCTGCAGGTAGTGCGGGTGGTTCAACAGCTGGTGATGGAGGTAATGGAACAAGTGCATTGGGTGTAGAATATCCTGCAAATATAAACGTAGCAAGTGGTGGTGCAATCAGATGTGGATATGCTGGTGGTGGCGGTGGAAGTGGTGCTTCTAATGATCCCTCAGATAAAAGTGACACCGATTTTGGTCGTGGCGGTGCTGGCGGTGGCGGTGGTGCAGGTCGTCCAATTGGTTTTGGAGGATCTCCTGGACAAGGTGGTTTTGAAGGTCCAGATCCTAAAAATGGAGGTCCAGGTAATAATGGAGCGTTATCTGCAGGAGGTTCTGGAGGATCTGGAGTCTCACATGAAGGGGCAACTGGTGGTAAAGGTGGTGATGGTGGTGATATTAACGATGCTCCTCAAAATGGTACAAAGGGTGCAAGAGCAGATGACCGAGCATACACATACACACCAGGACAAGAAGGATCTGCAGGTTCAGATGGTAAAGCTATATACTTTAGATCTTCTACTATTCAAAGTAATAGCACCATTGATCCAACGAACGCAGTCAATGGTAGGGCAGGAGGTACGACAACTGGTAACTTTAATTAATTATGCTTACTGATTTTATCACAACTTATGAAAAAGCAATCTCATCTGAATATTGTAAGGAATGGATAGGATATATAGATTTTTTAAGAACAGAGGGATTAATTTGTCAAGAAAATAGTAAATTGCATGAACGAGATCATGAGACTATTAACTTTTCAAATGATGATTTTTTTAATTTAAATTCATCCGACAAATTGGTAAGAAATTTCTTACCATCAATAAAAGATTGTGTAGATAATTATTTGCAAGATTATAGTTTATTAGGTGAATCTAACTTTTTACTATATGATGTCAAAGCGAAAAGAATACCTATCGCAGGTGGATTTCATAAATGGCATTACGAAAATGCGTCATTTAATACTGCAACTAGAAGATTTGTTGCTCAAGTATATCTTAATACGATAGAGGAGGGTGGTGAAACTGAATTTTTGTATCAAAACAAAAGAATAAAAGCAGTTGAAGGCACTCTAGTAATTTGGCCAGCAGGTTTTACACATGTACATAGAGGTAATCCTCCTATAGGTCAAGATAAGTACATATTAACTACATGGGGGATGTTACAGGAGTGAAAATGATATTCAAGATAGAGGAATATTTTCCTGATACAAATCAGGTAATCATAAGATATTGTCGCAAAAATTCACCTAAACCAATTACAGACTATCCTGCAAAAGCTGTGTCCACTGAACAGTATGACATATCATTCGATAGTCAAAATTTAGTTGAGTCCATCGCACAATATGGATATGATAAAGTATTTGCACAGGAAGAGCAAGAATTACCTCATCCCGAAAACGTACCAGTAGATGTGCCTAATAGTTTAGATCTTCGAGATTATATTGGTAAAGTTCTTTGTGTGGAAACAAGAGATGCTAAAGAACTGATGCGATCAAGAAAAATGAGAAGAGTTGAGATAGAATGAGCACATTTAACAGAACTTATCGAGCACCTAAATTCTTTCTATGTATTCATACGACTGATGAATACCATATTGAATTAGAGAAAGCAGAGAACAGACACTCATACTTCTCTTACATATGTAGAGGCACTGGAATTATTCACATACTTAGGGATGGTAAATTTGAAACTTTAAAAAGTCAAGGTACAAAAAATTTATTTGATGTCTCAGAAATCATTAATTGTAATATAGTTGGAGAGACGTACGAGAAAACAAAATGTATATCATTTAATGTTTGGAATAAAAATGAAAAGTGGAATGGAAAGATGTTAGAGACAGGCAAGATACGATCTGATAAATCATATTCATGTGTAATTGTATTTGAAGGTTCTTGTGAGATCAATGATACAACTATAAATGAAATGGATTACGCTGACTTGAAAAAAGATAAAGAATATGATATAATTGTACCTGAAGGTTCATCAGTTGCTATGTTTGAGTTATGCTAATTCAGGATAAAATTATACAAAATAAAGATAAGATACAATCGTTTCTCAACAACTTAAATTGTGATGATGAAAAGTGGTTCATGTATAATTGTGAAAGAAATGAAAATCCTGTTGTAAGAAACTACTCAAATGAATTAAGTTATCGAATAATGAAACGAAATACTTGGAGATTTCGTTCGAGAATGGTATATCTAAAAGTAATGGAAGATATGTATGTGTCACAGTATCAATACAGCGGACCACAAATTATCAAGTTTGATCAAATGGCACTTGAATTAGATAAGTATGAGAAGGTTGACGGTGGATATTTAAGAACAGATATACTAGGGGATGTAAGTGATATTTTTGCGGACAAAAGAGTTTATACTATTCACTATATCGAAGCGTTGGGACCTGTCGATCCACACACAGACCCGTGGAGATATGATAAAAATTATCGTAATGTTATTTTCTATGATAAAATTCCAGATGATGTTTGTCTGAAAATATTAGGTGAGGAAGTGAAGGTGCAATCACCACAACTCACAAACTTTGGTAACGAGATTCATACATATGAATTTGAGGAAAGACCATTTCCCCTTAAAATATTACACATAGATCACGAAGATGAAGGGATTTCTTAACACGGATAATTTAAGAGTTTGTAACATCTTAGAAAAAAATTATAATTTAATACTGGACGAGTATAATAAATTCAAGTTTGATGTTATTATTGACAATTCCTCTGATGAAAATTGGCATATGTGGAAATATGCTCATGAACTATCTCTTGATATGGCACAGAAACAGTATAAAGATATCGATTGGGAACAAGTTACTTTTGCACCATATAAAACTTCTCACAGTTGGTATGGTTTAATTGTTAATGAAAAAAGTGTATGGGATGGTGCTTTGATAGCTACGTCTGCTAATAAAGAATATAAATTAAAAGTTACTCCGATTGCCACTAGATATTTCGGTGAGACATATAATTTACTTAAGGACTTTGATGAGATTACCTCCATTATGATATCTAGAATTCCACCTAAACGAGAATTACCACTACATAGAGGTTATAAAGAGATACTTAGAACTCACATGGGATTGATAGTGCCTGATGGTGATATTGGTTTTTGTGTGAGTGAGGAAAAAAAGAAATGGGAAAATGGAAAATGTCTAGCTTTCAACGATTTCTCTGAGCATTACGCATGGAATAATACAGATGATGAACGAATCAATATAATCGTGGATTTAGATAGGAGGAAGGTAAATGGAAGTAAATGAATTTTATGATGACACTTCACCTGAGATATGGAAGAAAGTAATTGGTAATGATTTACATTATCATGTTGGTTGGGGTGATGGAGATATTTTATACAATGCAATCAAATATCTGTATCAATTCATTGATGAGAAATCAACAGTATTAGACTGTGGTTGTGGATGGGGTGGTACAGGAAAGGTATTAAAAAGGGATATGAGTTGTGATGTTACGGGTGTAACTATATCTCAGGTTCAATCAGATTATATCTCATCTAATAATTTATTTCCTGTAATATTATCTGATCTACACGATTACAAACCTACAAAGACATATGATGTATGTTTATTCATAGAATCATTTTGTCATCTTACATATCCTACTAAAGTATTGAATAATTTATCTAATTATACAGATAAAATGATATTAAGGGAATATTATCTAAAGGCAAATAATTATTCTAAGAAATACTTTGACAGTTGGTTGATGAATATCTACAGTAAAAATGAATTAGTATCTATTTTTAATGATTATGATTACAAATTGACTTACTTTGAGGAGCATTATGATTATGCTTTGGAACCCACTCTAGATTTATGGTTGCATAATCTTGATAAAATTGATAGAATAGAGAAGACTAAGCATATTGAATTACTTGAATTGAGTGCAAGGTATTTAAAACAATATAAAGATCAAATATTAAATGACATAGGTTTATCTACTTTTATCTTCGTGAAACAATGACTAAACTTAAACTATCAACAAATAAAGATGATGTTCTAAACGAGATATGTGATGGAAAATTCAAACTAGATTTTGACGGATACATTTTACATCTCAAATCATTTATCTCCAAAAATCAATGCAATCAGATAGTATCTAGTCTGAAGATACTAGAAAAGGATAAGTCCACCCCCTACACAGATGGTCTATTGAATAATGATGCGGATACTTATTTTGATCCAGATATTCCAACTGTTGATGAGGTGTCAAAAAAGATATTTGCAGATGGATTAAAAATATATTCAGAAAGAGTGCGAGCATTTAATTGGTCTTATTATGGAACTGAGTCACTTCATTATTCTGAAATGATTATCAGAAAATATAATGAAAATTCAATATTTGATTTTCATCACGATGATATAATCGCTGAGATATTCCCACATTGGTTTTTGAGGAGACAAAATATTTTAACCTGTATCGTTTATTTTAATGATAAAACTGAATACACAGGTGGCAAATTGCAATTTGCTAATTCAGATAAAGAATACACACCTGACATTGGTGATGTTATTATTTTTCCAGCAAATTGGATGTACTATCATAAGGTATCTGAGATAACATCAGGAATAAGATATTCAGGTGCATTATTATTTTATTTTGGTTCAAGTAAAAAAATGCCTAACGCACTATCAAAGAATTGGTAATGATAAGATATAAAATGTTTGAGAGAGAAATTACATCAGGAGAACATCGCTCCTATCATGTTTGTGTGAATAATTTTGGTAGTAATTTTAGTTCTAAATCTAAATTTTATCCTATAGATGAGGCTTTATCAAAGATTAATGAAGATTTTACAGATTATGAGTGCAATATTACATTAGCAAATCATACTTCTCCGAATGATTACTTTCATATATCATATCTTGCTAAAAATCTTTATCCACCTTATATTCAGAAAAATGTTTTAGACGCATTTAATATTAAAGTTAATTTTCCTGTGATATATTTTACAAGGCAATACCCTTATGTTGATAATTTTAAGGTTGGTTTTGATTATAATACATATCAAAAATTTAATTCTAAATTTTATAATCAGGTGATGGATATTATATTAAAATTCAATAATAAATTAAATGGTATCAATGCGATTATACTAGCAGGAGATTTTGATAGAGAGGGAAATTTTATTGATAACTCAATTAATATCGAAATTATACCTTATCAGAACCAAGATAATTATTATACAGTAAAAGATATACTACTTAATGATTATCCAGTAGTATTGGAAAAGATAGAAAAATATGATAGAATGTTTGTAGATTATACTATACATAAATTTTGTTGGCATACTAAAATTAAATTGTTTAGTGATGGTGAACCTATCGTTAAATTCTATAGAACATATCCACATAATCCATTTTTAGGATACCATAATTACAAATGATTACTCATAAAGATTTACAAGATTTGTATTCTTGGGGAATGGAAACAAAGTTCCCATTAAAGAAAGCACCCACAACAAAGGGATATACAAACAAAGACATCTATATTTGTGGACTTAAGTTTGTTCGTAAGAATGTTAATATTCGATCTAATTTAATGAGTGATAGGGTATATGAAATACTCAAAGATGATGATATATTGTATGCAACGTATTCTATATTCGAGGGTGGAACTATACTTACCCCCCATCTTGATCCAAATGTTTATCGTGATAGGTATAAGAGAGTTCAGATACCTTTAAGGATACCAGATAAAAATAAATGCTATATGACATGGATCAATCGTGAAAAAATTTATTGGAAGAGTGGGGTCTTTCAAGTGTTTCCAGTTATGGATTACGTTCATGAAGGACACAACCTTTCAGATCAACCTATGGACTTTTTATTTCTTGATGTCAAGATGAAGACTGA